ATTTCTAACGCCATTGATGGCCTTTGCTAACTTGAGTGCGCCTACAGTAGCGATTGCAAACATTGCTACCCAACCCCAGGCACCCTGATTTGTTAGATCAAAGAAGGCACCGACGATTCCATTTAATGTATCCCACTCACCTGTTAGTAGTCCAATTGCAATTGTGACCGCTGCAACTCCGATACTAACAGCAGCAAAAAGCATACGACCCTTAATGAGAAGTGCGATCAACCGAATGATTGGTCCTAGCAAAAATGCTGCCGCACTTGCAACACCTAGAATCGCTACTGCAATTGCTGCAAAGTGAATAGCGCTTGCCCTAACTTCTGGATTAAGTCCAGTGAACCAATCAACCATTCGTTGAATGTGTGGAGCTAGTTTCAGAATTTCGGGTAGGACTTCTGCACCGATCATTAGTACAGCAGCCCTCATCTGATTCATAAACTTTTCCCACCGAACACCTGTGGTCTGCTCCATAGTCTTAAGGGAGCGATCCATCTCGTTGTTATCGGTTACCGTCTTCTTAAGAATTCTACGGTAACCGTCTAGGTCTTGTGCTAGGAATACGAAAGCACGTCTTGCCTGAATTGTTCCCTCAGTACCGCTTAGCTCCTTGAAGAACTGCATTAGCTTAACGCCACCCTTACGCAGTTCAGGGAACTTCTTAACAATCTTGTCGATTACCTGTGGCATCTGTAGCATCTTACCATTAGTATCGGTAATCTCTACTCCTGCCTTCTTTAGTCCCTCCACAAACTTCTTGCGAGAAAGGATTTCAGTAAGACGTGCAAAGCCTACCGATGCTTTATTAATACCTAGTGGCTTAGAGAGGAATGCAATTGTGCCAGCTAGTGTATCGAATGTCTGACCAGCAGCCCTAGCAGCAGGAGTAGTCGTACCGAGAGTTGCAGCGAATTCAGCAAATGTCATACGACCGAAGCGTACTGCTGCGAACATGCGGTTCAGTAGTTTCCGAACACCGCCCACAGTTTGTGGCATTTCATCAAAGGCAGACAGTGTTGCGATAACACCATCGCCAACTGTGTTAATGTCAGTACCGCCAGCGATAGCAGCATCGGAGAACAGTTTAAGAATACCAACACCGGCTTTAAGCCCCTGTGTGCTCTCACCTAGTTGGTCAATAGTTGAGAATAGATCGTAGCCGGCTTCATTGATTTGTTCCATAGAACTCGTAGAGTCCATCTGGATACCAATAAAAGCCTTCTGCAACATCTGAGAGTTGCGGACGATAGTTGCAGTAGTACGGCCGAAGTTACTATCTACTTTACCAGTCTGTGTAGCAACCTTAGTTACGGCGCTTTCAAACTGTGCCGCTTGATGTGCAGCATAAGCTAGAGCGCCACCAAAGACTAGTGTAGCATATTGTCCAACACGGCCAAGATGCTGTACTGTACGACCTGCTGCTGAAAGTCTATCCCACTTAGCTAAGCGAATCGTTCGCCCTAGTTCCTTCTGTTGGGCGTTGACAATCGCATATCGTTGGCCGATTGAACGTAGCTCGTTCTGTAGCTGCTTTGCTCTGGCAGCTTCTTCTACGTGCTTGGCTGCAAGCTTAGACTTTGCGAGCCTAAGATTGTCTGCATCTTTAGTTGTAGCAACGTAGCGAGTGCCGAGTGTTCTAGCCGTATTAGCAGTTTCCTGCTGACTACGAGATAGCTGACTAGCGGTAGATGCTAGTTCGCGGTTCTTGTCGGCATTGCTAGTGAGAAGTCTATTGATAATGGTCGAACGCTGTCGAGCATTAGCGATAGACTCCTTCGATAGTGCATTTACATCAGCAGGAACATTCTTAAGTCCTCCCCTAGACTTTAGCAGTTCCCTTCGTGTGCGAAGAGCATTAGCTTCATCTACTTGAACACGCTTAAGCTTGTTCGCTAGCTGTAATCGCCTGGTCTCATTACGGAACAGATCATTGTTAACCTTCTGCATACGTTCCGTAGCAGTAGACATTGCATGTGTAAGATTTCGCGCATCAGCAAGAATACCTCTGCGCTTCTGCATAATCGTATTACGCTGACGATCAAGCTGTAGAGCAGCCCGCTGTAGATTGATTGCGCGAGTACCCTGTGTAATAGAATTAAGCTCGTTAAGAGCGCGCTGCCTCTGGCGCATTAGATTCTGCTGGTTTAGTAGTAGTTTCTGCTGACGGATCTGTAATGCACGATGCCGTCCAAGTGCAGACATATCTCTACCAACGCGTCTAAGTGCGCCAGAGGCTTGATTCTGCGCTCTGACAATGAGCATCATTTCTGATAGATGCCTTGCCATTCTTAAGCTTTAATCCTCTTCCCTAGCATTGGGATGATCTGACTTCCATTTGTGGTAATCATTACGTGCTCTTAGTACGATCTGCATGTTGGCAATGTGTCGTGGTAGTTGTTGAAAGATGCCACCTGCATTAGGTAAGCATCCCATCGTTTCACACAAGAACGTAATGTTTATCCATTCTGCTACGTGTGCTACGAATCTTCCGTCGTAGTCGCTTCGCTCAAGTGTGCTCTGTCGTCCTGCGATGATGAGCCAAGCGACTGTGTAAAATCCTCATCATCTTCTGTTTCTTCCGGCTCATTAAGTTCCGTGAGGATACGATCAATCTCGATGCCAACTTTAGGATCGAGCATCTTCACGGCTAGAGCATTGGTGAAGTCTAGCTTTGCACCATTCTTGTCAGTTAGGTTGTGATCGACAATGCAGTATGCAAAGTCATGATTTGCCATCCAACCTGAAAGAGTCTTTAGCTCGATCTTCTGAGTCTCAGGCTCGTCTTGGTGAATAGACCGCTTCTTGCGCCGACCACGCTGTACCTCTAGCTCCATTCCCATCTCAGTACCTCTATCCCTACGCTCTAGTACCATACCATAGGGTAGTGGGCGAGCTACAATAAAGCCACCTTCCTCACCATCTTTTGCGGGAAGGCTCTTTAGGTCGAATCGCTGTGGTTCAGTAGTAACTGTTGCGACGGGTGACATTGTTCTCTCCTTGCTCTCCTGTAGTTGTGCCCCCACCCGCAGGCGGCAGAGTGGGGGCACATTTGTTGAACTAATCTATACGATTGATGTAACCATTGTCTTAACTGTTACTGCATAAGCATCGCCACCTGCGATACCTAGCATTCGCCCTTCGGTTTCAGCCGCGACTAGATCACCCATCCCTTCTAGTGGAATGCTGTACGAGTTGAAGAAGTAGTTGTTAGCCTGTAGCTGTACACCGTGTGATGCTGCTGCTAGTGTTACACCACCTGTTAGCGATTCAACGCGGATGGCTCGCTTGTTTGTAGCCTTGAAGAAGTCGTAGTCAGCGCGGGTTAGGAAGTCAATCTCTGCTGAGACTGTACCTTCCGTAATACCGAAGCTGATGTACGAAGCTGAACGATCAGCCCTAATTCTGTTCTGTGCTTCTGCATTGAAGTTAACACCGAACGTGACACCGTTATGGTTAACGTCAGGTGAGCCTGCGAATGCAGGAGCAATACCAGCAGTATCTAGGCGTAGATAATGTGCATCTGCGCCATATAGCTTAGGTGCAACCCATGCTTCTGTAGGATCGGATGCAACTGCTTCACTTAGACCGAAGATATTGAGCGTAGCCATTAGGACACCTGAATCGGTATCAATGCTAAACTCGAAACCACCTAGAGCGCATCCGGTATAACCAAACACTTCACCGTTACGCACGATAGTAATGCTCATTGTCTTCTGTGCGGACGTACCAGCAGCCGTGCTAGCCGTACCTGCTGAGTTTGGTACGAACTTATACGTCCACGGAGTAGCAGCACCAGTCTTAGTAACTGTATGCCTACCACAGTATAGGAAGTAGACGATAAGCTCAGGATCTACTTCCATCTCAATATCGCCTTCTACATGGTAGTATGAAGGCTTGGCTTCTGTATGAATGCTCTGCTGACGAATCTGCTCTGAGAGATACTTCTCTTCTGTGTACTCTAGAGACTCACTAATGATCGGGACGTAGATTACAGGTGGTACATACGTGCCCATTGTAGTCTCAAAAGCAACACCTACAGAACCGCCACCACCTAGTCCTGGCGTAGTTGCCACTAATTACCACTCCCTTCGCTAACGGGTTCTGCTGGTGCTACTAGACTCTCTGGCTGTTCTGTGGGTGGTTCGGGGAACATTTCCTCTACAGCCTTAGCCCCATACTTAGGACTACCTGATACCTTAACGTACTCACTATCGCCAGCCCAATCCTTAACGGGCTTACGATGCCTAGCAACAAATGCTAGTTCCTGGTCATCATCTAGCTCAACACTTCCACCATTCTCTACTAGAATACCGCCAACATCTAGCTCAGTACCCTTAGCAGTAGTTGGGAAGTTCACACTTAATTTAACTCCCATTGTTCCTCCTATAATGCTGCACGACTTGTACCTGTCCAAAATAGAATGGTAGCTACGTTTGCTCTACCTTTTGCATCCGCTACAATCCCTGGCCTTTCGGACTCTACAAAACCGAAGATCACGCCACCACCTAATCTGTAATCTTCATGCAGTTTGTTGCGAACTGTTGCGGCAATCTGCATATCCTCCTTTGTCCGAGTCCGATGTGAAGCTGTTAATCTTGCATGGTATATAATGATCTGTAGTGCAAACGTTAAGCTAAAAGTTCTCGTTGGTCCTAAATCTCTTTGTACTGGCGCATTGAATGAAACTACTGCTGCCGGGTACTTTGGAAGAAGTGTCTCGTCTGCATAGCCAACAAAACCTAGTCCAAGAGTTGCTTTGTTAGTATTGAGTATATTCCAAACGTAATCTACTACTTCCTCAGGCTCACTAAACATTTAGCCCATCTTTACGAATCGACCACCAGGGCCACGAAGTTTTGATCCTCGTCCGCGCATCTCAATTGCTACTTCACCTTCAAACCAAGCAAAGAATACACTGTCAATCTTTGCCTTTGCTGCATCACTAAGTCCTACGAATGGACGTTCCGGCAGTACGTTACTCTGTCCACCAATTGTTCCGAACTGATCTTCACCTGTGGACGCAGTTTGTCTTTCATACGCGCCAAAGTTGTTCCAGGCCCAATACTCAGGTAGTCCTGATGTATCTAGGAATAGCCCTTCATTGGTTGGCATGTAAGCACCAGGACTAGTTACTGCATCATGCATTGCACCTGTTAGGTGAAGATTTGCTGCACCACCGAAAACTGGACCCCTTGTATTAGCAAGTGCATATGGTTCATAACTATCTGCCCAGGGGTCCCACGGTCTACCCATTGGATCAGTACCAGTATCGAAGTAACCCTTGATTGTCTGACGTGTGATTTCTCCTGCTAACTCCATAGGTGCTAGGAAATCATCGAGTGCATATGATAGACTAATTAATCGTTGTGCTACTACTTCTGGCTCGGGTTCTGCCCAATGATATTCAATGAGTACAGTTTCCACTAGAACTCCGAGTCCATTGCAAACTTAGGATTGGGAAGTGTTACAAAATTACCTTGTGTTAGATGCATTCCAGTGTCTACAATTTCATCGACTTCTGGAAGTACCGTTGCACCTGTTGCGACCATTTCTAGCATTCCCATTGCTTCGTTATACTTCAATCTTGCGTATGCTGCATCTTCTGGATAATCCTCAGCTAGTCTAAGCCGATAGAGCAATGCTGCTGCTAGTCGTCCCCCAATAGCCCTAATTGTCTCGGGAGTTGCACTAGGGGACGACCAGCTAGCAAGCGTAGTAGGTGAGTATACTCCACTCAGACGACCTTTGATTACACGTTCGGTATCTAGAAGTACCTTTGAAACATCATCAGGTGCATCGTTAATATCGAACTTGTCTACAGGTAAATGTACCTGAACGTCGTTTGTAGGATGGAGCATACTAGCCATTGTTACTTCTTGTCCTTATCTGCTTCACTACCAGCAGCAGCTAGTCCAGCATCATCCTGTGTGATGCCCTGGACCATTGCTACTAGACGCTCTTCCTCAGAAGATGCAGCTTCATTAAGCTTCTTCTGCAAGAAGACAATCGGACTATCAGAAGAACCAGCAGGCATATCAGGGAATGGATAATCACGAACAACTCCACCTTCTACCCATTCTGCCCACTGTTCGTCTGATGCCTCTAGCTGCTTCTTTGTTACCTTTTCGCCTACAGCGATGATCTTGCGATTGGTAACAACAGCACGTTCTCCGCCTAGAGCAGTAGGAACCATCATTACGTCGCCACCATTACTAACGGGCGACCATAGAAAACCACTACCACTACTAAGCGCCTTTGGCTCAGGCGGTGCGCCTTCCATCTCAGTTGTAGACACTCTGCTATACCTCCCTTCTACCAGGCCGTTGCGCTGAATGCTGTCTTGATGATATAACCAGCAACGCCGGAAGTGACCTTAGCATCATACCTCATGCTCTTACGTACTAGGTCTGACTTACGGCCTTCCTCACGCCATCTATCGACAGGGCCGATAGTACCGTCAGGATACCTAACAGCAAACGTCTTACCGAATGTAAGAGTCTTGAGAGTAGGCTGTGGTTCTACGTAACCGATCCATACGTCCTTACCCCACAGTGAAGTGATACTTTCAGCAAGGTCGATATGGTTCGCAGCATTGTACTTGGAGCTAACTAGCACGACTCTACCTTCAAAGCCGATTAGCTTACGCCAAGCTTCTGGATCAGTTAGTGAGAAGTTAATGAAACGAGCAACCATATCGGGATGGTTTTCTAGCCACGGAACGCCCTCTAGTGGCATTGCAATTGTATTCGGAGGACGACCAATTAGTGCTTCGATCTTCTGAACAGCAGCCCGCATAATGTCAATCGGGTTGCTTGTTGCACCTGCGTAGTTATCCCACTGATCTGCTGCTGCTAGCGTAATAGTATTGCCAACAGGATACAAAGCAGTATTCCGCATTGTATCTGCTACTAGCTTTTCATGCTTTAGCAGAATAGCAGTAGTAACAGCTTCGGTTGCATCCTCTGCAGGATCAAGCCCAAGAGGGCCACCGAATGCTTCACTTGCAAGACCACCCTGTGAGTTGAGGAACTGCTCCTCTTCATCGTATACGGGTGCCTGTAGTGAATGCTCCTGAGTCTTGTAAGTATCTTCACTCCACTTACGACCGGAGATTTCGTTAGCAACCGTACCAGGCTCACGGCGGTCAGCATACATCAACCAGTGTGACCTATCGAATACCCTATATCGTCCAGAGGGTGAAGTTACTTCGACAAACGGCATTAGTTCCTGACCATGTAGCTGCTGTGGTGCATATCCGATACTAAAATCGGTTAGCAGCGGATCAGCGTATAGTGTACCGGGATCATACATTTAGTTCATTCACCCCCTCTTATGCTAGAATAAAGCCGGGTAGACTGAGTGTGACACGAATGCGCTCACCTGCGTTAGCAGCGCCTTCATCACACACGCCAATTACACGTTCTGTTGCTACTGCAACCTGCGCCCGACCATCAGCAGTAATACTAACTAGCTGACCAGGGTTAATAGCAATGGATGCTTCCATTTCACTTGCACCGAAACGACGTACTGAAACACCCTTACCTCTAACGATTTCGCCAGCAGATACGGCTACCTGTGCAATACCACAAGGTACATCGACCTCTGCTGTAATAGGGGTAACGGTTTCTAGTGCGGAAAACTTAACTGCACGGAACTTAGTAATAGCTGCGGCAGCATTGTATCCCTTATCCTGTAGGTAGTTCCCTGTTGCCATTCTCTACGTCACCCCCTTACTTAGCGTTCATGTAGGCAGCAGCTAGCTGCGGGAAACGCTTAGCAGCTTCGTCCATTGCTGCTTCGCGGGTCATGTTATCGTTCTTCATTAGATCACTAACCTTCGTAGCAAACGACTTGCGGATTTCAGGAAGAGTAGGCGGTACTGTCTCTTCATTCCCCACAGTGTCATCATACCGCGACGACCCAACTTCACCCTTCTGTACTCCACTAGCTGCGACAACCTGAATAAGCTGCTTTAGGCCATCATGGTCTAGCTCACCATTGGAGAGCTTAAGGTGTGAATCCTTTACGACTTCCTGCGCCCTAGTAGATAGACGGAACTCTGTCGTCTTGGCTTCTTCACCTTCACCTTCCGTAAGGCTAAAGTCTGCAAGACTGTTGGCAAAAGCTGTAGCCTCATGTGTTCTATCCCTTGCCTCTAGCTTTGCTAGTCGGTCAGCCTGCTCAGGATACTTCTGAGCAAACTCTACTTCTTCTGCTGCAATTGCTGTAGCATTCTGTAGCTCACCAACAAGCTCCATAGTGCTATCTAGCTTTGCACTAACTGCTGACCCTAGTGCTTCATCATCAAGATCAGCAGCACCACTGATGCCGAGCTTACTGGCATAAGCCAATAGCTGCTCACGGTCCATGTTAACTCCTTCTTCTAGTTCTGGAATACCCGGTGGGCGTTGTAGTCTGCCTCCATTTGCCTTCCAATCGTCAACGTGTTCATCTTCGGGATCAGGACGAGGTTGTGGTGGTGAACCAGTACCCGGCTCTGAATGTTCTAGTTCTTTGTCTAGGCTAGCGCGAAGAGAGAATCCACCGCTAGAACCATTACCTGATACAACAACAGTACCATTGCCGTCTAATAGCGATGCAAGCACTTCATCAAACGTGCTTACCCCATCTACCATACCTGCATCTAGCGCTCTCTTCGCAGTAACTACCCCTCCTTCTCCATAATTGGCTGTAACGTCTTCTACTGTAGTATAGCGGCCAAGAGCAACCGCTTCTACAAAGGAATCTTGTGTATCCGATACCATCTGCTGAATGTGCTCTCTTGTTTCAGGAGTAAGGGGAGTCATCAAAGCAGCTTTAAACTTGCCCTCATGGATGACCGTTTCCTTTATCCCGATCTTCTCCTTAAGCTCACTATCGTCGGTATGAACATAGTATGTTCCTACGCTACCTACGAATGCAGACGGTGAAGCGTATAACTCACTAGCGGAGCTAGCAATCATGTATGCTGCTGATGCAGCCATTGCATTCGCAACTGCGTAAATGGGCTTAACTTCTCGAGCTTCTCTAATCTCATCAGCCATTTCTCTAACTAGGAACGAGGAACCACCAGGACTATCAACATCAAGCAGAATACTAGTTACACGATCGTTTCGCATTAGTGCTCGAAAATCCTGCTGGAACTGTTCCATTGATGTAGCTCCACTTAGCTCCGTCATTAGATTAGCTTTAGGGAAGATCGGACCATGTAGAGGTAGTAGTCCTACAGCACCTTCCTGTCTTGGAATAGAACCCCTGTTGCGCTTGCCACCTTCTGTACGCTGTCGGATTTCTTCTAGAGATACCTTTCCCTCTAGATGTGAATTTACAATCTGTAGGATCATTCGTAGACCACCCTCGGTAATCATCCAGGGTGTGTCTTGAATCTTAGTTACGATCTGTCCGTAATCACTCATTAATTACCTGCCGGTGGTGTACCTTCATTACCAGCATCACCCTTGCCAGCTTCTACATTACCCTTCTTTTCCACAGTACCTCCTGTATTGCCAGCATTAGCTTCGGGAGTCTGCTTTCCACCTAGCTTAAGCGGGGAATCAATCTTTGAGCGCACCCAATTCTCTGTATCAATATCGAGAGTAATGAGATTCTGCGCTGCAAGATTAGCTAGTGCAGCTGCCCACTGTTGCAAGTCTTTGGTTTCCCCGATGTTTCGTACCTTCATCTGTGGGAAAGAATCGGTATTGAAATTGTAAGCTACTAGCTGCGGAATGACGTATAGATTGAACATGTCACAAATGAGATTGGCCATGTAACGTAGACTCTTTGTAAACATATCCTGATGTGAACCAGCAGTAGCTCTACCTCCACCTTCTGCAATACCCATGAGTAGGAACTGTACCATGACGTTTAGCATAATCATTCCGTTATGGTGGTCGATCGAACTCATGATGTTAACAGGCTGACCAGGCATATCGGCAAACCGTAGTACCCAACCAGCAGGTAGTACGGCACCAGCGCGCTCGTTCGTTCTAATGTTACTGATTAGTGCTAGTCCTGCCGCAATGTCTTCTGTGGTCGCAGTTGCCGGTAGTTCAAGAATGGGGAACCCCATACCATGACGTTCTTTCTGAATGCCGTCAATCTTATAGAGGTTCTCTTTGTAGTACCAATGCTTGTATGCTGTACGGAAGAGCGACTTTCCGTCAAGGTTCCCACCCTTTTTATTGTGAGTGCAGATGATGAGCTTGTTAATTGGAATTTCTACTTCTTCCGGCTTATTGTCTGCACGGATAGCATTGTGAACAACACCCGCCGGCCCACCATTATCATCATACTTGAAGTCTTTAATGGTAGGAGCCAAACGTGGTGCGATCTTTCGTAGCATAGTATACATGCGACGATTAGCACCTGTGCGTGGTGATGCCCACTCGCGCTCTTCAAAGACTTTCTCTCCAACAGCAAAACCATGTTCCATCATGCGGAGTAGGTCTTGTAGAACATTTAGGAACGGAGAGGTCTGAGAGCGAAGTAGGTTGAATTCCGTAAAAGATGCAATATCCTGATTTTCAGGCTTACTGTCCCAAGGCTCAATAAAGAAGTCAGCGCCGACAATGGGCATTTTGCCGGCTCTAAGGCTAACATCGGCAGCGGCATCATTATTGCTCATTCGCTCATATACGCCAATTGCCTGTGAGCGATTCTGTAGCTCAGGCACAATATCTCTAACCGGAGCTACACGACCGGAACCCTGTTCGATAAGAGCACCAGCATCTACAGGAATAGCACCTTTATCCTTAGTGGTGTAAGTAGTCCCTGTTTGCCGTCTACGAGGATCAGGGTCAGCGATAGCAATTCCAAGACCGTCAGCTAAGACTGCTAGCTCATCATAGCTTGCGTATGGAATTGGGGCTTGTTTACGACTAAGCCCTAATGACTGTGCTAAACCCAATTTGCCTCGTCCCTTACCATAGTGGCTTCTTGCGTAAAGAATGCATACGCTTCACTTCTTTGTTGGTGGGGATTGTAAATGTCGGACAGGCGTGGGCCTACACCAAGAACGAACATATGGTTAAAGAAGTATCGAAGCGCATCTGGACCATGATCGTCAAAGTCGTGTTGCATTTCCTTATTGTTCACACCGTCCTTACTATCCTTAAAGTGCAGACGCTCGATCTGCCTAATCAGGTGCTCACAGGAAGGATCAATTTTCAGCTTAGTCGTACCATCGGGCTGAATCTTCATATGTGACTTAACAGCTTCGATCCCTAATTTCCAACCTACAGGCTCACTAATTACGGCTCCAAGAATAAGAGCAAGAGTTGCAGCTTCATCGGCTCCGCGAGGATCGCCAAACATTGCCTCTACGTGGTAACCTTCGGGATTCTTTCGTGCTTTGATGATTTGACCATGTTCATACGTAGTCAAACTAGTTACTTGGTATTCTCTCCAAACGTATACATTATCTGAGGGGTCGACCATAATGTCCAGACACACAAATGGGTCTGCGAATCCGTAGTCGAATACGATATAATTACGCCATTGTGGATTGTATCTGATGTGTTCCACATGAGTCTTAGGGTTGAACTCGGTATAGATTTTTCCTGCATATGCAACAAAGTCAGCAGCATACTCTTGCTGCCACGTAACTTCTGGCGTAACTCTCTTAAGTTCCATAATCTCTTTATTCTTCTCACCCCCAGGGAATCGAGCAGAGTTAGTCCATGTTGGTAATCTCCATGATTCATAATCAGTGAAGTCTGGAAGTTGACCCATCATCCACATACCTTGATACCAGTTATAACCACGCGGAGTAGATGGAAAGATTGCCCAACCATTACGATCAGAGAGTGCAGGACGCACATACATATCCCATGTATCTTTGTCATGCGATGCTGCCTCTGCCATTACTACACCATCTAGACCTTCACCAACCAATCCGTCTTTACGATCGGCTGACTTGACTTCCACGACAGTACCCCAAGGCATTTCGATACGCATGTTACCTTGATTGACATTGTACTGTTTCTTGATTTTTGAACCCAAGCCCAACTTGTTAACGAGATTGTAATAGAGGACACGGAACTCCTTTTCACCCAATGAGTAGTTAGGCCCGACAATCCAGTACATTGGAGGCTGTGTGCTATCTTCAATTTCAGTATCTAGTGCGGCTGCTGTTAGCTCATTTCCCCCAAACGTCGTCTTTCCCCAACGACGCCCACAGCAGGGGATTTTGAATCGAGCTAGCGATAGATGACAGTCCCACTGTTCAGGACCATGTGGCTCGTAGTTGAGCTTCTTGAACAGTAGTCTTTTCCGAGCATTATCCATTATGCCTGTACCCACTTACCTTCGGTAATAAAGCCGTGACAGCTACATTCTCTTCTTAGGATAGAAGGTGTCATAGTGAGAGGTTCCCATGAGCTAACAGTCCATCCCATCTTCTCACCGGGCATTTGTCCTTGAATGGGGATTGCACCTTCTCCATGCGGACACGCTAGAAGTAGCATTGCCTTGTCAGTATCAGGCCAATCTCCATACTGCGGATTAAGTTCACGATCAGGACTCCAACTAATCCAACGACCAGTAAAGCCTGAACCAAAGTCTAGATTGTTTTCATCCATTATGGTGCTTCTACATCAAACTCGAATGGACCAAGCCACGGCAACTCAGGTGCAGTTGTAAAGCGAAGGTAGAGTCTATATGCTCCACCATCCCATAACGTTGGTAACTGCGTATCAATCATGCATCGAGCTTTCATTAGTGTTACGACGGCTGCTGTCCATGTTAGCTGTTCTGCATCAGTGGCATCTAGAACACGATACTGTGGAGTTGTTCCTGCAAGATCAACGAGCGTATTTAGCTCATCTGCAACATCAACAACAACGTATTCCTTTGTTCCCTGTGGTAGTGTAACCGGCATTACTTCCTCCCTAGAATTCCGCTAAACCGACGTGTTAGAATACCTACCCATCTTCCTGTTCCAAGAGTTCCTACCCAACGTCTGTCTCCGATTGTAGCAGACCAATTCCTATTTTGCAAGACCGCATTGTACCTTCTACTAATTGTGGCAGTTAGTAGCACATCATACGGATAGTAGATATCGTAGATTGCAGCTGGTGTAATAGCAACGTAGACTGTGGCCGCATCTGTATAGGATGCTGTAGTGAAGACTTCACTGGCACTTGGCGTGATAGTAACGTAAGCCGTGGTTGCCTCTACGCCGGCTAGTGTATCCGTACTACTCGGAGTAATGGTAAATGGGATCGTTACAGCATCAGTGTAACCACTACCGTAAATTTCCACACCCGATGGTGTGATAGCTACCGGAATTGTGGTACTGTCAACACTGTCCGCAAATTCGGTCGTGCTTGGAGTAATAACTACTACAGCAGTATTTGCATCAATGTACTCTTGTGTTCGGTATTCTGTTCCACTAGCATCTAGATCGACATAGATGGTATTGGCATCAACTCCCGCAAAAACGTCGTCAGAGCTTGGTGTGATTACTAGATCGACTGTGCCGCTATCGACAAAAGTAGCACCGATATCTTCTGTAGCACTAGTGGTGATATCGACGTAGACTGTATTGCTATCAACACTATCAGCAACATCTGCTGAGCTAGGAGTAAGCGTTATAGCTACTGTACTGGCATCGTACCGTTCTCGCGTCTCAGTTGCACTTGGAGTAATAGCAACTCCAACTGTGTCAGCGTCAGCAAAAGCTGCAACATCGCTAGTTGTGACTTGGAGATCCACGTATACTGTATTGGCATCTGTATATTCCTTACCCTCTATGACTGACGGCGTGATAACAATTGCTACGGTGTTGGCATCAACACGTTCCGCAATCTCACTACTACTTACGCTTAGATCAATATATACTGTACCGGCATCGGTGCGTTCTAGACCATCACTACCACTAGGCGTGATATCTACGTAGGCGGTGTTAGCGTCCGTATACTCTTTCGCAAGAAATTCTGTGCCAGAAGGTGTGAGAGCAATAACAACTGTGGCTGCATCAGTATAGATAGTTCCGCTAGGCGCTTCCTTCAACGTAATAGTAATTGCGCCCCATGCTTTAGTTGTTAATCCAGTCCAAGTACCTGTAGCACTCTGTGTACCCGTAGCTGTAACTGCCTTCCATTCAGTAGTCCAATGAATCCAGTTACTTTCATCCCGATCGTGTAGTTCTGTAAAATCTGTTCCAGGTGTCGATGCACAGGCAGTACCATCGCTGGCCAATCCTTGAGCAGCTGCACCAAAGACAATTTCGTTAGCTACTGCTGTTACGGCAGTCGTGCCTCCGTTCCACGCAGCGCCAGTTGTATTGTTTCCAGTAGCAGTTTTATCAATTCGGTTAACGTCCCATGATCCTGTAATTTTGTAAACGCCACTAAATTTATCCCAGTTACCTCCACCACCATTGACTGTAGCTGTAACAGTATCACCATTAACAAGAGCGGTGGTAAGAATCGAAGTAAAAATTCGTAGAGTATATCTATCAGCTACACGAATACCAGCTTGAGCAGCAACATAAGTGTTACCTTTGCTATCCGTAACTCCTGACGGAATATTTGCACCGCCGTCATCACCACAGACAACTACAACTAGATCTCCTACAGCTGCACCAGTTGCTCCAATGGTAGCAACAACTGTCGTAGCTGCATTACTTATATACCCGTTGGTCAGGATCGTAGGTGTACCAGCCATTACTTCCTACCTAACGTTCCGAGCCAACGACGCATTACACTACCGCTAAAGCGATTGCTAGCCATTATACCAGCAAAACGATTGCCCGTTAGAATTCCACTCCAACGTCCTGTAGCTGTAGCTGACCAACGCCTATTACCAATTATACCACTGAATCTATTACTAGCCATAACAGCAGAGAAGTGACGAGATAATGTCCCAACCAGCAATACGTCGTAGTAGTATTGGGCTTCGACTACTACTCCAGGTGTGATTCTAACGTAGACTGTTGCAGCATCTACATTACTTGCACTGAAATATTCCTCGGTCCCTGATGGTGTTAAAACCACCACAGGGGTAGCAGTATCAATTCCTTGGAATGCATGAAGTGACGACGGTGTGATAGTAACTGGAATTGTTGCTACGTCACCGGCGGATTCGTAGGTATCTACTCCACTAGGCGTTAGATCAATATACGCGGTTCCGCTGTCAACGCTCTCTTGAACGTCTGTAGAGCTAGGTACGACGAAGACTGGTACGATTGCACTATCTGCGAACTGTGTAGTGTCAACAGAGGATGGAGTGATTGCGAGATAAACGCTTTGTGCATCAATAGCCTCTATTAGATCGCTGCTCGATGGCGTTAGCGTTATAGTAACGGTAGCCGCATCGGTATAAGTTGATGATCCCGCAAATTCATCGACGGAACTCGGTGTAATCACTACTGGAACTGTGCTTAGGTCTGCTGAAGTTCTTTCTTCTACACCACTTGGAGTAACTACAACTGATACCGTAGCAGCGTCAAAGATTTCCCGAAACTCGCTAGAACTTGCTTGAAGGTCAACGTAGATTGTCGCGCTGTCAGTACGCTCAGTACCATCAGTTGCAGATGGCGTAATAGCTATAGCTACAGTTGTGGCATCTAAGATCTCTCGAGCAAAGGCTGCACTAGGTGTGACAATAACTGAAACGGTGTTGGCTTCAACATATGCCGCAACGTCGGTACTACTGACTTCTAAGTCAATGTATACCGTATTGGAATCAACACTATCTTTACTATCCGTGGAGCTAGGTGTGATT